CCAAGGTCAAGCAGACCCACCTTCTCATCAGCGGCCACGGTATTGGTGGACTCGGTGATGGCGGTTTGAGTGGAAGTACCAAATACGATGTCTTGGTATGTCAGACGAGGGTAGGAAACGTCGTTTCCGGTCCACTTGTAGATGGCGTTATCCACCAGATACTGAAGACCCTCTACGAGATCAGCAGCGGCCTGATGAGGTTTAAACTCACGGTACTTATTGACATCGGTGATCAGGAAAGGACCGGGGTCAGCCAGAGCCATCCACTTGAAGTTGTTGCTCTCGCAATGCAGCGCAGCTGCTTGACCCACCAGCGCACGACCCTCGGCATCAAATTGAGCATAAGCAGTAGGAGTTACGAGGTAACCCTGGCTTTGCTGACCTTCGAATGCAGTCGCAATGCACTGAGTGTAGTCCTGCGGTACGCGAAGCAGGTCGCCCTGCTGACCAAGCAGGTTTTGGATGTCGTATGTATTCTGCATAAACACAAAGTTGCTGCCAACGGGCAGAACTTGTGTTACCACGGAGACATTGCCGTCGAAAGTGGTAGCGGCAATGGTTACGTAGGAGTTTTGAGAATTGCTAGCGGGGTCGATATCATTGACCATACCGCTGTCACGCACGTAGACAGAGCTACGAATAGCGGGGTTGCTTTCGATAGCATCTTTTACGGCGGTAGCAATAGCGGCGGAGATCTTACGGTTGTTGGCTTCGTCACCAGCAACATAATTCACCGGAATCACAACGGGAACACCCAACCACTCACCGTCTTCGGTGTATCCGGTGGCACCGTTGCCAGCAACCAATTTCTGACCATTGATGGTCATTTGTACATACACCTTGTTGCCAGCCATGAGGGCGGAAGGCAGACCGGTGCTGTTTACTTTGCTGCCGCTGGGGAAGAACTCGATCTCTACGATTTGATCGGGGGTCCCTACACGGACAACGCGCAGATCGCCGACCTGGGCGTTATTGAAAAACTCGTTTACACAGTTGTAGCTGAGCAGCGGAATGCGAGACTCAGGAACTGTTTGGTTGCCGATCTTGATGAGAGCCTTGTAGTCATTCAGAGAAGAGACTGGGATCGGCTTGTTGAAGGGGAAGATAGTTGTAGGGACTCCTTCCTCTGTCTCCACCAGCATATATACGGTGCTAAACTCGGCGATGCCGGCGTTAGCGGCTTTACCTGGCTGTTCGTTGATGTAGACGCCAGGGGCCCCAGGGGTTACCCCACTGGTGCCAAGGGAGAAAGTGGCCATTTTATCACAGGGATGTTCCTTCTTTACCGGGAGGCAGTGTAGGCAAGGATGACTCCTACGTGGTCTCCGTAGAGCCGCCGCTCGGGCATGAGAATGCCTATACTTTTACCCGGTTACTGCTGTCCTGTGATGGCCTGAGTGCTATCGAATGTGATGCCGTTTATTTCCTCTCGGTCAATAACGCCCTGCAAAGTGTAGCGATTGAGGGCGGTATTGTAGTCCTCTGCGGTGGCATAAGGATAAATACTTAGGCGATTTTCGCCAGTGGGGGTGCCAAAGATGAAGGACCCTTGGGATAAACCTCCGGGGGTCCCCATCGTGTTTGACGCCGGAGACAGTCGAAGTTGCGCCCCCAGTGGAGGCAGTTCCGTAACTTTCCACTGAGGGTTTTCCTCTAATACTGTCCGGTAGTCCAGAGAGTTGGTGAAATAGAGGTATCCTAACTTTCTCCAAGTGAAAGTCTGTTGGAAGGGTACGGAGACTGTCATTAGATGCTCTTACCAGCGCGGGCCATAAGACGGGCACCGATGGAGGTGCCACGGTTGAGATCGAACCCTTTATCCTTGGCCACTTCGCCAGCTGCTTTCTCAAGTGCGACGGGATTGGAGGGAACGAATGGATTATTCTCTACGGACTTGGTAGTGAGTTTCTCACGGAAGTCGGTTTGGATTTTCTCGGGAGCCACGGCTTCAGGGGCCGGGACGGGGGCCTCATCCGGTGTTTCCACTTCGAGATTGACTGGAGCGGTGGGGTCCACAAGGGGGCTCTCAATGCGTCCCTCTTCTGGAGTGACTTGAACATTGGAAGCTGCGGGAGCTGGTTTTTCGGTGCGAGTAGAACGACGTGCCATTTTGGGTTTAGTAAGAGGAAGTTGGGTCTATCGCTTTCGCGACAAAATGTTTTTCCAGGAGATGGGGACGATTTGTTTGAGGGATATGTCTGGGACCCCCATCCAAGGTCTTGCAGCCATCTTACTGGTGCCGAATTGGTTGTATCCACCGTAATGTGTGGACTTTACGAAGAAGACATTTCCCTTGGTGTAAATGTATGCCACATCCTGCATGAGACCCGTGCGCCTCAGAATGGGCTCACCGGGGAAATGTTTGGCTTTCCAGGAAGCGTAACGAGGGGTCAATTGTTGCCAGGGTCGTTGATAGGTAGGATCAACTTGCTGTTTCCAGAATTGAGGATGATCGTCAAGGAGCACTGGCACCCATTCTTCTTTTGTGGGTTTCCACCAGTTGAGGTTTAGGGGTGTCAGACCCTTCCCGCTATTGTCAATTCGGATGCGAATCATTTCTTCTTCTTGGCATTTTTCTTCATCTCTTTCTCTTGCTCTTCGGCGTGTTTCTTGACAATTTCAATCATAAGATTGATCTTACTGATGGGTTGTGTTTCCAACCACTCAATGGAGTCGTCCCATCGTTGTTTGCAGAGATGGTAGGCAACCTCTAACCAGTTTTCCAGGGTTAGGATGGTTTTGTCGAGTAGAGTGTCGATAGCCCATTTTACGGCGTATCGAGTTTGAGCGGAAGTGGCTTCGTCAAGGACGCTATCATTGATGATAATGCGTTCGATTAACTCTAATTGACTACGCTCTGCCTGCCGAAGAACCTGAGCGAGATAGAAGTCTTTGGGGATGACTTCCCTAAAGTGAAAGGTGGGACCGCCAGGGATAGTTACCAGGTAAGTAAAATCCTCACGGTCCTCAACTATTAGTTTGGGTCTTCTTCGTCAGTGCCGTTTGCTTTGGCAACCAGGTCACTGAGTTTACGGAAGTCTTTGACTCCCAGGTCGAGGATCTCGTCGTAGGTGATCTTGTCATCGCCCACGATCAGTCGCTCAATGATTCGCATGCCTTTCTCTACATCGCCTGCTTTTGTCAGGTCTTTTTCCATGTAGATGAGGTCACGGCCGGTCATTTCCCGGATGGTAATCTCACGACCGTCGGTCAGAGTAGTGGAGAAGGTTTCAAGTTTTGGCATTGGTTTCTTTTTTGGTTGTGCAGTGGATTCGGAATCGCTGTTGCTGATTGTTCTCATTGGTTGCTTGTAAGCGTTTGATCAAGTTTTACCCGCTGCTGGAAGATTCTGTCTTCAAGTGCCATGTCCCCGCAACCGGGTGGTAGGGACAGATAGATGCTGTTAGCTTCTTTCCAGCTTGCCTCTGCATCTTGAATCCGATTGTTATCCAATCGATCGTCAATATCATCGAGCCAGAATCCAACGATTGCTTTGCGAAAGTCGGGGTCAACTGGAAGCGGTAGAGTCATTAGAGTGCTCTCAGCATATTGATGGTTTGTTGAGGCGAGAAGTAGCGGGAGTTGTAGGCGCATTCCACGGAAGACGGAATGACCCGATTTTTCTTGTCGTAGGGAACTGTCAGATAGTAAGTGTCGTGCATTCCTTGAAAAAGCACAACGCCTACAGTCTCAACACGGGACTTTTTCTTTTTCATTGCTGTTTCCATTTGCGACCCTGCTGCCATTCGGGACCAGGGGAATTTTCTTGATAAAGGTTTTTGTTGTGGCAGTTGACCCACCACTTCCTGCCATACGCAGGGTTGCCCGCGCCCGAGTGAATATCAGACATGTGCTGTTTATACTCACTCGTTCGTGTCGTGCCATACAGGGGGTTTAGTTCACCTACTTTCCCTCTCATGGCACTGGGTCTCCCGTACATAGGGTTATTCTCTCCTTTACTTTTTTCGGAGAGAGTCGCCCTTACGTTCGGTCTCTTGGAAGGATTGCTATCTCCCTTCATTGACTCGGACTTCCGTTTAGACACCTCCGGTCTGTTTTGCGCCTCAGTCATTGCTTCGACTTGCTCAGCGGACCGCTTTTTCCCTGTGTGACTCTTTGACTTTTTCCGTCGAGTCTCTGATGTGTCGGGTACGCCGGACCTGTCGAATCCTGTAGATGTTTGTATGCTACGGTTAGCGTACTGGGGGTCTTTGGAGACGTTCAGCACCTTTTGCATACTGATCTCCGCCTGGATGAGTGCCTCCCGGGTCCTGTAGTACCCTATAGTTATTCTGTTGTCGGGGTTGAATGTTTTGTCTTTGTACGACCCCATGTACCCGTCATTTAGGTCGTCGGTTGAGTGCGCCCCGACGTAGTCTCTACCGGTTTCCTCGTAAGATAGGTACAGTATGTGCCAGGTCATAGTATCCCCTTTTGTATTGCATTATAGCGGTTTGTAAGTTTTGTAATGGCGCCAATCTTAGACAGTTCCTCCATTGAGTATTCCACGCCTGGAGGTTCATTTACCCCCTCAGGATTTGAGACTGTTTCAGTTTTTTCTACTGGGGACTTACGGAGTCGGTCGTCAATCGCAACGGAGGAGAAGTATGCACGAGACAAAGGGAGATCCGGGATACCAACCGCTGAGTGGAATAGCGCCCAAGTGTACATGTGAGCGATTTGGAATACGACGGCAAACTGCTCAGCGTATCTCTCGGGGGTCTGGAACCATATCTCGTCGTGGATGCTGAGTACAAACCGGCAGGGGATTTTATACTCGCCTGACAACCAATGAACGGCGGTGAGCATGATTGAGAGAATCTCGGCGCCGGATGCCTGAATTGCCCAGTTTGTGCGCCCAGTGCGGAAGTCATCCCCTACTGCCGCAGGACGCATTGCCGTTGAGATCTTTGTGCCCAGGCAAGGCAGTTGAGGGACTCGAGATCTCATTGAGATATCTTCCATCAAGTTGAACGCCCCCGAGTCGAGTCCCGACTCGTACAACCCGTTTCGTGCCCGACCTTTCTTCTTCTGGATGAGGGTGAATGCGAGTTTCTTCGCTTCCTCTGGCGTCTTCTCAGGGTACTTGCGCCGAATGTAGTTCTGCACTCCCCGAACACCTGCCCCGTAGAGGATGGCGAATCCCACGATCTTCGCAGTGTCACGGTCCACCCCGCAGACTTTCGCGAGGGCACTGTGCGGATCCGTACCTGCCTCCTTTGATCCGGAAAGCACATTGTAACCAAACGGTGAGCAACCGACGTGCCCACCTTCCCACTTGTCGGAGTAGATAGAGGCAATTTGCATTTCTTGTCCATCAAAGTCAGCTCCAACGATTTTCCATCCTTCTGGTGCCTGCACTCGGGACTTGAGTTCAGTGCCAATGCGCCAGTTTTTGGTAGAGCACATTGTCACCATTAGGGATTCTACGGTGCGTCGTGTTACTGTGCCGTGGCAAAGGATTTCTGGCAGTGTGACTAAAGCATCCGCACCGTGAGGATTGTGAGTAGGGATGAAGATGCGGTCCATCACACGTTTGCGCACTGAAGTCCAGTATGAGACCGCGTTCGCGATCTCAAGTGCCCGCTTCGCCTCCGGCAGGTCGCTGTTGAGGCGCCCGACCTTCATGTCGTCTACGAAGTCCTTGCTGAGGACGCCACCTACGTTATCACCAGCACCCTTCGGGTGAGGGATCTTAGTAAGGACACCCTCCTCATTGTGGTAGCACCATCCCATGTCCTTGGTGAATACCATAGGAGACCCTTCCCAAGTCAGTTTGAGAAGTAAGTGGGAAAGGTTGGATTTTACTCCGATGTGCTCATCTGGGTCTTTGATGAACGGGCGTACCCAGTGAGGAATGTGAGCGTATTTGCCTTTGATTGTCTTGACTTCCCAGTTGAGCTGAGAGAGCCAAGGGTCTTTGGCCACCCAGCGCTCGGCTTTCTTGGGGTCATTGAGATATATCTTGTGCCACTCCTCGTAGTAGGCCCAGACCAGATCCTTGCAGATCTGAGTCATCTCGTTGTTATGGTCCTCAAATGTCTTCTCAACATTTTGAATCCACTCTTCCCAGTCCGTAACTAGGGGGACTATGGACCCGTTGAGATGGTAGTGGCCGCAAAGAGCAACCATGCTAGGAGTAGCATCAAGATACTTGGGCCATAGCGCTTGGAATAGCTCCGCAGTGTAGAAAGCATCTTTAGCAGCATAGTAAACAGCCTCTGTTAGCATCTGTTTGATTTGACTCAGATGTGTCGCCTTGACAAAAATATCACGGACTGCTTTGTCGCCAGCGCCCAAAGGCTGCACATCGTCGCCAAAATATTTGCGCACCTCGTAAACATGGAAGTTATAAGTAGCAACTAGCGAGTTGGTGGATCCTTCGTCAAGCCATTTGGGAGCGTATCGGAGTTTTCGGCGTTCTTCGTCAGTAAGGTTCTCAGGGTCCTTACCAGCCAAAACATATAACCAGCGCTGACCACTGGCAAGGCCAGATACGCCAATGTGTGCAGATAGGGTGTCAAAGTAGAAGTTTTCGGGTTGGGTGTTTTCTAGGGAGTATCCCTCGCGTGCGCGAATACGGTCATAGCTAATGTTATGGCCCGCCACAAATCGACCAGTGCCGATGGGTATCAAGGCATGCTGGTCCCACTGATCTTCAGGCAAATCAGGATCAAGAAGCTCAGAAGCCAACCAGATATACGCAGCTTTTGCAGATAGGGCGGTTCCAATAATCGGAAATGCGCCAGCATGCACAAAAGTCTCAGTATCGAACGTGAATGCCTTTTCCAGAGGATACGGAACGGACTCCGTCTTCCATTTGCCTCGCACCTTGGTGTAGCGAGTCCAACCTGGTTTGAAAACGAGACTTTCCTTCGGCGGAATCTCCGGAAGCTTGCACTTGGCGAAATCATTGGCTAAGTCCCGATAGTGACCGACCTGGTTAGCGGCAATGTTCTCAAAATGTTCTTTAAGGTCTTCGCCTTGGAGGTCTGGCAGAGGCAACGGTCCATCATAGAGATGGTCCGGGTAATCGACTGGGGTTTGAATGCCAAACTCTTGTAGTAGGCTCTCTGCTTTCTGTTTGGCAAGACGAGACATTGACGTGGGCTTTTGCTTACCAAAAATCCTCTCGTGAATATCTTCAGAGAGGACTGGGTATCCGAGCGTGGTTTTCCGCATAGACGTTGGGTTTTGCATGTCTCTATTATAGGTGGTTTACCTGGCAGTAAATCAGAGTACGTCGACTGGTGGTGGTGTCGGGTTGTCTGCCACAGGATACAGGATGGCAGAGTATTGGATGGCTTGCTGGTTGGGGCCTGGGGGCACAAAGTCGGCGACCGTGGCATTGATAAGGCGGTGAGGGGGTTGCGCCCACTGCGATTGTCCGGCAGGATTTGCCACTACTACAGAAGTCACGGTAATGGTGAAACCTGTGCCGGGACCCACAGCGGCGGATGTCAAAGTGTCTCCCACTTTGTATCCGGTGCCAGCAGCGTTGAGGGTGGCGCTTGTAACTTGTCCAGAGGCATTTACCACAACGTCGAGTGTGGCGCCTGTGCCAGTTCCGCTGGTTGTTGTGGCTACGCCGACATAGGTGCCGGGGGTGTATCCGGATCCGGGGGCGGGAACGCCGAGGGCAGTGATGGGGGCAGCAATGGGACCCACGAATACGGCGAAGCCATAACCTGCACCCAGAGACGTTACGGTAAGTCCATCGCCGGGGACATATCCCGTTCCGGGGTTGTTGAGGGTGGCACTGACAACTACCCCACCGGCACCCACGCTTATATCGAGAGTAGCACCCGTGCCATGACCGCCCACAGCAGGAACGTTAGTATGGACGCCAACGTTATACCCGCTGCCGGGTTGAAGACCGTATATGGAGGAGATGGGAGCGGCACCCAGAGTGAATGAGTGGACATCATACTCAAACATTGTCGGGTCGCCAGGATTGACGCCGTAACCGTTTGGCTGGAGTTGAGTGTAATACTCCATGTAGTTTGTTGTCCAACCTTTGAGTGCGGGTTGAACTTGGGTGAGGCTTGGGAGGTCGATGGGAGCGGTTGTAGTTTCTTTGTATTGCCATCTTTTTTTATTGATTGTATTCGGCACTACATCCAGATATCCATTAAGGATGATATTGCCGTAATCTTCAAGTTGGCTAACTGTAAATTGCGCAGCTACTTCCTGCGCCATTAAAACTGTGCGTGGAATCATTGCGCCACTCAGGATATAGTGGTTTTTACCCTCCTTAGAAATTGCAATCCCAACAGAGCTTACCT